TAAACCGACACTCCGTAAGGGTGACAGCGGTCCGTACGTCACACTGGCGCAGACTGAGCTGATTCAGCGCGGGTATGACCTGGGAAGCTATGGTGCCGACGGGAAGTTTGGCGCGAAAACGGAAGCGGCTGTGAAGGCGTTCCAGCGCGACTGGGGCCTGACGGTCGACGGAGTGATCGGCCCAAAGACATGGGCCATGCTTGACTCCACACCGGTAAAGATCACATATACAGTGACAATCCCGGATTTAAGTCTTGCGGATGCAGAAGCGCTCACAAAACTATATCCGGGATCAACGATGAAGAAGGAGGGTTGATGCATCATGGACATCTGGGACGTCGTGAAGGCGGCCGGCATACCGGCGTTACTCCTGGGGGTGATCATCACAACGTGGGTACAGATCCACGCAGTGAAAAAGGGCGTCCAGGCGCTGCTTCGCGACCGGCTGATTCAAGGGTACAAGTTTTACCGGGCACAAGGCTGGGCGGACGAAGACGACCGGTCAAACTTGGAAAATGTGTATCATCAATATCATGCGCTTGGACAGAACGGCATGATGGACAACCTGCGTCAACGATTTCTGGACCTGCCACCGGACCCTCCGCGGCCGGCTCCGCAGACACAGGCGGCGGCAGCACCGGCCGGATCGGTGGCGCCTGTGACTACTACTATTGAGGGAGGACAACATGCATGAAGAGGAATTGGAAGAAGTGGATTGTTGCAGCGCTGATCCGGGCAATTCGGACATTCGCTCAGACCTTCGTTGGGTTCATTGCAGTTGGGGCAGCTTTGGAGGAGGTACAGTGGCTCCGTGCTCTCTCTGTGAGTGGGGCAGCCTGTGTCCTGAGTATTCTGACAAGCCTGGCAACCGGACTGCCGGAGGTTGAGGACGAACCGGTGCTAATCGAACCGCCAGATGAAGAAGAATAAAATAAGAAATTCGTTATTTTAGAAAATGGCCTTTTCTTAAAATAAGACGACGCCCTGGGAGTGATCCCGGGGCGTCTTTTTTTGTCTCTTTCTTTCCATGCACTACCGGCACACTACCGGCAGAGATCCACGAAATGCTTGTAAATACATGTTTCTGCCATGACTACGAATCAAAAGGTCGTGGGTTCGAATCCCGCCGGGCTCACTACCCCGGAGTCTTGAAAATCAAGGGCTCCGGGGATTTTTTATGCCCTCCGGAGCCTGGCGAAATCTGTCGCTTTTTGGCGGTTTTTTTGGTGCTACTACCGGCACACTACCGGCAATGTTATTTCATAGAATCGACAACAGCCAGTAGCTCTTCGTCGTTCGTTGACTGGTATTTCGTTTGTGTGAATGTGTAATCGGAATGTCCGATCAGCGCGGCCTTGTCACGATCGTCACCGGAAGCGGCCTTCAGCTTGTTGCTGAAGGTATGGCGGGCGCCGTAAGGAACTTTTCCGGCAGCAATGCCCAGCTTTTCCATCATCGGCTTGAAGATGTCCTCCCGGAAGTAATTGTCAGACATTTCCTTGAAGCCCTGGAAGAGTGCCATAGGATTCTTTTTACTGATCCTGCCAAACACATACTGCGGGAAGACAAGATCCGCGCCCGGAACCATCAGGCGATTCCGGATAATGGCTTCGATCTTCTGATGGACCGGCACGGTGCGGTCCCGGCCTGCGTCCGTCTTCTTGCCTTCGACTATGAACAAACGGCCCTTATGCTCAACGACCTGATCTTTCCGGAGTTCCAGCATTTCGCCGGGGCGGTATCCAAGGTAACATAGGCAGAAAATGTACTCGGCGTAACGATACGTGCCGATTGCCTGGAAGATCCTCTGTACTTCCAGATCGGTGAGCGCCTCCCGTTTCTTCGACTGGCCCTTACCGGTGAACAGGATCTCAGATTCGACCTGGGAAACGATGTGCTTCGACTTCGCATACTTCCACAGGAGGCCGGCCACGACCTTCATGTTCTGATGGGTGCGCTTCCCCTTCGGACAGGCATCCATACACTGCTGGAGCTCGTCGGCGGTGATCAGGACGATCCGCTTGTCCGCCAGTGTCTGATAGTAATGATATGCAGCGCGGTATCCGTTCATGGTGGACTTGTCCACGCGGGGAGAATACCACGGCTCCCAGGCGTCCCAGATCTGCTGGAGCGTCAGCGGCGATTCTTTTTCTTGATTCTTCAGAGTAGGAATGTAGGCCAGGGCCGCTGCTTTCGTTGAAAATCCGCCCTTTGTTTTCTTGATCGGGACGCGCTGCCGCTTGTTTGCCGGATCCATCAGGTCATCCGGAAGCTCACGATACCCGACTACCGCACAGGCCTCCCATCCGGCGCCGCGCCGGTACGCGCATCCGGTGCCGTTCGGGGATCGTTTCGGTTTGCGGGCAGAAGGTGACGTTTTTCTTCCACAATAGCAGCAGAAAACTGCATCGGAAGGTAACTCTTTTTTGCACCTGGAGCAGATCATAAGATATCCTCCTCATCAATACCAAGCAACATCTTTACCATTGTACGTGTCTTTTTGTCTGCAGAATGATATGCATGAAGCAAAAAATAATCTTCTTTATAAGAAGGAATCGTGTCTGGAAGAGGTCTTCCTGCTTCATAATAAATATTTGGGTCATCTGTAAAGTCCATTAAAAACGCTTGCGAAACATTTAATACTCTTCCAAGCTTTGGAATAAGTTCTATATCGGGGCTACGTTTCCCGCTTTCCCATTCGCTAATTGTACTGATCCCTTTACCAACAGCGTCTCCAAGTTCCTTCTGGCTTAGTCCGGCAAGCAGCCGGGCCTTTTTTATTTGCTTTCCGATCATAGTGCATTTCCTCCTTTTGTTGCATTATATATCGAATCTTTCTGATTTGTAAATATATATTTCTACAAAATCGAAATTTCTTCTTGACTTTCTGTAAAACAGAAATATAATAGGATCAGGATTTCGATTTTTCAGAAATCAAATACAAACGGTCAAGGAGGTGAAACAAATGGAAAGAACCCCGATCTGCGAACGTGTCAGGGAGTACATCGTTGAGAAAAACCTCAGCCAGAAGATCATTGCAGAAAATATGAACACTTCTGAATCTCGTGTGTCTCTTATGCTGACCGGAAAAAGAAGAATGACGGTAGACGATTACCTCGCGATCTGCAAGGCTATATCTGTACCGCCGACCAGATTTTTGAGCAACTAAGAAAGGAGGCGAGAACATGGCAAGCGAGTACAAGAGCTGGTACCTGAAGGACCTGATCCCGATCATCGAGCACACGGCGCTGGATATCATGACGGATCCGATCGCCTCCGGCAGAAAAAGGGACGGAAGCGCAATGACGATTGCTGAAATTTCTAACCAGAACAGCATGATCGCCATGCGTAACGCCGGAGTCCGGGAGATGATGAGCACACTGATCGTCATCCTGGCAAAGGACGGTGAAGACGATGGCTGACAGGATCACATTCAGCGACCTGCTGCTGATGAACACACCGGTGATCACCGGCACACAAGCTGCCCAGGCGATGGGCATGGATCCAACCAGGCTGATCGGATACGCCCGGGAAAAACCTGAAAACATCCACTTTCCGTATCAGCTGAGCGGAAACCGGATGAAGATCCCGCGGGTGCCGTTTCTGAAGTTTTGGGGATGCACGGACGAAGAGATCCGCAACAAGCGGATGAACGACTGAGGAGGACTGAAGCATGACTGGCTATCGTGAAATCAGAACCATCACCGGGCAGAAGATTTGGGTCCGCGAAACCCGGCGGGAGCGCACTGACAGGATGATCCTCCGTCTGGAAATTGTTCTGGCGCCTCTGGTGGCGATCTTCGTGTTCGCTGTGGCCGCCGGCATGATCAGGTGGTGAGTAAATGATTAAACAGTGTCCGGTATGTAAGAAAGAATTTGAAGTATTGTACCCGGATCAGTGGGGCTACATCAGGAACGGCACATACTACTGCACCTGGAAATGCTTGAGAAGAAAGGAGAATGAACAGGTGAACACACTGACAAAGGAACAGAAGGAGAAGACCATCGAGATCGCGCTGGAGGGTGGAGACTATCTGCAGCACCTGCAGGACTGCGGACTGAAGAACCCGAGCAGCACATGGTTCTACATCAAAAAGAAACTGGAAAAGGACGATCCGGAGAAGTTCGAGGAAATCGAACGGGCAATGCACCGGAAGGCCAATAAGAAGTGGAAGGCCAAACAGGGTACTGAGCAGCTGCAGCTGGATGCCGGCAAAAACTACACGGTCAAAGTGGATGAAGCACAGGAAAAACCGGAGAACCTGGCTGATGCGATGACCGGAATGAAGGACACTGCAGATGATTTCTTCGGCGAGTGCAAAAAGATGGGGCTGAAGGTCGGCGATCTGCTGAAGGTCCAAAGTGTAATGACGTACGAAGTGACGGCCATTGATACCGAGTATGGCGAGTTCTACCGCGACAAGAAGTTCAACTGTATTGACTGGCGGAATGCGGCCGGAGATGAGCTAAGCATGGGACTGGACCGTTGGAAGAAACTGGCTGAAGAACTGCCGACGATTCTCGAAGCGCTGGGGGTGGAGATGTGATCAGAGTGATTCCGGACATACCAAAGATCAAGGCCCACTGGGAAAGACGATCCAGCGAGGTGCCGGACTATCTGACGGTCCCAATGAGTGACGGCAGAGTGATCAGGTACAATCCGGAAATTCAACAGCCTGGATTCGTGAAGGCTGTTGACACAGTCCGTCGGTGGACGATCGGGTATCCATTGAAAGAAAAAAAGTGACCGCGGGACTGCCATCCCAACGGCCACAGATGAAAAGATTCCAATGCATTATATCACATGAAAGGAGAATTGAACAGTGAGAGCACTTTATGACATCGACCAGGAAATTCTGGACTGTGTCGATCTGGAGACCGGCGAGATCCTGGACTCCGAAAAACTGGACGCACTGCAGATGGAACGTGAGCAGAAGCTTGAAGGCGTGGCCCTGTGGGTCAAGGATCTGAACGCGGAGGCGGAGGCCGTGAAGACGGAGGCTGATAAGCTGATCGCCCGGAAGCGTGCACTGGACAACAAAATCACCGCGCTGAAGATGTGGCTGCTGATGGCGCTGGACGGGCAGAAGCTGAAGACGCCCAGGTGCAATGTATACCAGACCCACAGCCAGCGTGTGGCCATTGCGGACGAAGGTGAGCTGATTGAGTTTCTGCAGACGTTGAATGATCCTGAGAAGTTTCTGAAGTACAAGGAACCGGAGCTGCGGAAGGATGAGATCAAGAAGGCGCTGAAGGACGGGTTCGTGATCCCTGGCGCTGAACTGGAAACAACTGAAAGCGTGGTGATTAAGTAATGAACATTACCAGAGGGAAGAAGCAGACGGCGCTGAAGGTCGTCGTCTACGGCCCTGAGGGCGTCGGCAAGACCACGTTCGCCGCGCAGTTCCCGGGCGTCGTATTCATCGACACGGAGGGCAGTACAAGTCACATGGACGTGGCCCGGACAGACACGCCCGGCAGCTGGGCTGAACTGATCAGCCAGGTGAAGTGGTTCGGCGAGCATCCGGACAAGGTCGGCACGGTGTGCATTGATACGCTGGACTGGGCGGAGAAGCTCGCGATCCGGGACGTGTGCGAAGCGAAGAAGATCACGAGCATCGAAGAGATCGCGTACGGCAAGGGATACGTGCTGGTCCGGGACCGGTTTATTCAGCTCCTGGAAGAACTGGACAAGCTCCGGGAGAAGGGTTTGAACATCGTACTGACCGCTCACGCGCAGATCAAGAAGTTTGAGCAGCCGGACGAAATGGGATCTTACGACCGCTTCACGCTGAAGCTGAACGAGAAGAACGTGAGCCCGCTGATCAAGGAATGGTCAGATCTGCTGCTGTTCGCAAACTTCAAGACTGACGTTGTGACTTCCGGCGACGGAAAGACGAAAAAGGCCCGCGGAGGCCAGAAACGCATGATGTACACCCAGCACTCCGCGTGCTGGGACGCGAAGAACCGCTTCGGCCTGGATGATCCGCTGCCGTTCGACTTTGCGGAGATCGGCCACCTGTTCTCCGAGTGCCCGCCGGTGGAGGCGGCAGTTGAACCGGAACCGGTGAAAGAACCGATCAAGCCTCCGGAGAAGAAGGCATCCGTCACGAAGGTCAGCAAGGTGCCGGAACCGGCAGACGTGAAGCGTCCGCCCAGCATGATCAGTGATGATCCGGAAAAGGACCAGTTGCTCGACAGGCTGTGGGCGCTGATGCTGAAGGACAAGGTATGGGACGTGCTGGTCGTCCAGGCGGTGGTCGCAGAGAAGGAATACTACGACCTGAGCGTACAGATCAAGGACTACGACAAGGACTTTATCAGCGACGTGCTGATTGAAGCATGGGAACAGGTGAACGACCTGTGCCAGACCAAAATCCGTGACTTACCATTTTGAGAAAGGGGAATAAAACAATGGCTAATGAAAATCTGAAAACCTATGACTGGGACGATGCGGTGGAACTTACTGAGGATCAGGAGCGCGGAGGCCAGGAGACGGTCGTCCTGCCGGACGGCAAGTATCCGTTTGAAGTGATCAAGACGGAGAAGCAGTGGTACGACGGCGGGGCGAAGATCCCGGCGTGCAATATGGCGAAAGTGTATATGCGGGTCGACGGCGCGGAGCTGGGCACCGGACTGGTGGTCGAGAACATTTACCTGGCGGAGGGCTTTGAATGGAAGGCCGGGGCATTCCTGCGGTCGATCGGTGTCCGGAGCCACGGCGACAAGTTGGAGTTCAAAAAGCTGCTGCACTGCGACGGCGAGCGCGGCCGCTGCGAGATCTTCGTGGATGAATATGAAGGCCGGGACGGGAAGACACACCAGAGCAACAAGCTGAAGCGGTTCTTTGATAAGGAAGAGGAGGCTCCGAAGAAGGCGATCAAGAAGGGGGTCTTCTGATGTCAGAAGCGTTATGGAACAAGTTCCATGAATCGCCGGCTGTAACAATCCTGGAAGAAGGAATTTATGATTTCACCGTTGAGCGGATTATTGAATTGAGCGACAACTCGATTCTGCTTGGCTTTAATGTTTCCGGCAAATCCATTGCGCAAAGGATTTACTTCGACAGCAACGAATGTACAGCAGCCAGATATCTGCTTGCGTCCGTTGGAATCCTGAAGGATATTAACGGCACTTGGATTACAAACGAGCTCGCCAACACGGTCGGAAAAAGTGGCAGGTGTATTGTTGGCCAGTATCAGCGTAATGGAATGGACGATAACTTTATCGTTGTTTATCTTGCACCGTGGGGTGACGAAAATGACCAATGGTGGAGATATCAGGTAATTAAGAAAGCAGGGAACAGGTGTGAAAACTGCGGCGAATACGGAAATGTGGCGCATCACCTGCTTCCAAAATCAAGATATCCGAATCAACGATATAACATCGAAAACGGACAATGTCTATGCCATGAATGTCATAAAAGATGGCATGACACTTATGGGATCATGGCGGTAGGAGGCCCTGGCCTATGATGGACATCAACGAAGCCAGAGAGATCCTCCGGCACATCCCATGCAGCAGCCTCAGCTACCAGGAATGGACGAACGTCGGGGCGGCCCTCCACAAAGAGGGCCTGCCCTGCAGCCTGTGGGATGAATGGAGCGCGACAGATGGATCCAGATACCACTCCGGTGAGTGTGAGAAGAAATGGCGCACGTTCGGCAACTATGCCGGCACGGATGTCACGATGGGCACGGTGTACCACATGGCCGTCGAGTATGGCTGGGACCCGGTTGCCGGGAAGAAGACATACGGCTGGGACGATGTGATCACCTACGACGGCGAGCCGATTGATACCAGCGGATGGCAGAAGGAAGACACGAAGCCGATGGTGCCTCCGCCGACAAAGGACGCTTTCAGCCCGGCAAAAGAGGTATCAGACTACATCAGCGCACTGTTCGAGCCGGAGGAAAAGGTCTGCTATATCACGACTGCCTATCAGGACGAGGACGGGAAGTACAAGCCATACGGCAAGACTTCATCTCGGACGGCGAAGCAGCTGCTGGACAGCATCAAAAAGCATCCAAACGATATCACGCTGACATTCGGCGACTATACCGAAGCGGCCGGCGTCTGGATCTGCTTCAACCCGATGGACGGCGAAGGCCGTGCCAATAAGAATGTCACCAGCTACAGATATGCACTGGTTGAAAGCGACACCCAGGACATCGACACCCAGTATCAGATCATTCAGGATCTGCAGCTGCCGGTGAAGATGCTTGTCCACTCCGGCGGAAAGAGCCTGCACGCGATCGTGAACATCGGCGCAGTGGACTACAAGCAATACCAGGAGCGGGTGGATTTCCTCTACACGGTCTGCCGGAAGCATGGGCTGGTCGTGGACACCCAGGACAAAAACCCTTCACGGCTCAGCCGGTTTCCTGGGTTCCGGCGCGGAGAGAAGCTCCAGTACATTGTTGACAGGAACATGGGCCTGAGTGACTTCGTGGAGTGGCAGCACTATATCGAAGACGAAATGGTCGAGCCGCTGCAGGTGCAGAACCTGGCGGAGATCTGGGAGAACATGCCGCCGATCAAACCGGAGCTGATCCAGGGGATTCTCAGACAGGGTCACAAAATGCTTCTGGTCTCCTCCAGTAAGGCCGGAAAGACGTTCGCACTGGTCGAGCTTGCGATCTCCATAGCGGAGGGCCGGCGATGGCTTGGATTCCGGTGCAAACAGGGGCCTGTGCTGTACCTGAATATGGAACTGGACGAGGCCAGCTTCGATGACCGGATGAAAAAAGTCTATGAAAAGATGGAGCTCAGCAACCCGCACCGGGAGAACATCGATATCGTGCACCTCCGCGGGAAAGTGGAGATCCTTGACAAACTGATCCCGCAGATCACCCGGACCATGAAGTGTAGGGAATATGCAGCTGTTATTCTGGATCCGACCTACAAGCTGGGCATCGGTGACGAAAACGCGGCGGAGGCCGTGATCAGGTTCACAAATGCTATTGACCGGATCGCGAACACCGGCGCCAGCGTGATCTATGCACACCACCACTCGAAGGGCGCCCAGGGGTCGAAGGCGAGCATGGACAGGGCATCCGGATCGGGCGTATTCGCCAGGGACGCAGACGCACTGCTGGACATGATCGAGCTCAGGATCCCGAAGGAACGGATGGACGAAGCGAAGGCTGAGTACGGCGAGAAGGTGACCGCCTGGCGGCTGGAAGCGACCCTCCGGGAGTTCCCGCGGATTGAGCCGGTGAACCTGTTTTTCTCCTACCCGCTGCATGAACTGGACGCCAGGGAGATCCTGTCAGAGGCGAACCTGGAAGAGAACGAGCGCAGTATGGAAAACGGCCGGGAGATGGGGAACTTGGCGAAGACAGCGAAAAAGCAGGACATGAAATCTAAGCTCTACGCTGCCGTGGACAGAGACATCGAATATGACGGAAAGCGGAAAACGTATAAGCAGTACGCAGACGAATTTGGGGTATCTGAAAAGACGATAAAACGCTATATGGCAGAGTGGGAAGAGGACATCTGAAAAAGGGACAAAAAGGGACATTCCAGTTTATATAGAGATATGTCCTGTCCCTTACAGTAATGTCCTGTGGAACAGGGGACAGGGTCGAAAGTCTCCCTGTCCACCTGTCCACACTCAGGACATTTGAAAGGAGTGACCCGATGAAGTTCAAGCTGAAAATGATCCCGCCAACCGCGACTGCCCAGCAGAAGGGCGAGCAGATCATCGGCGGCCGGATCCATCACTATAAGAAGAAAAATGTCGCCCGGGCGGAGGCGATCCTCCGGGACGCGCTGCTGCCGTATGTGCCGGATGATCCGATAACGGACAAGCCGATCAGCCTGGCGGTGCTCTGGATGTTTCCGTATCCGAAGAGCGCGAAGAAGCACGAGCCGGGCATGGAACGGCGGAAGATCACCCGGCCGGACACCGACAACCTGAACAAACTGCTGAAGGATGTCATGACGGACATGGGATTCTGGAAGGATGATGCGCTGATCTGCGTGGAGCTTGTCATGAAGCTGTACAGCGACGAGCCTGGGATCCTAATCGACTACTATGAGCCCAGCATGGACGTGGACGGAGGATGGTGGAATGTCAGAGATTAAACCGTTCATCAAATGCATCGACTACTGGCCGGAACATATTCCGGAGGATAAGCTGGAGGCATACCGCCAGCTGATCGAGGAAGGTCAGATCCGGAAGAAGCATCATGTGATCTACGACAGGACCGCCGGCAGCACGACCGTCGAATACTACGCGATTGCACCGCATGAGTGGATCCTGGAAGAATTGAAGAAAAGATCGGAGGCGTATATATGCCGGCAAAAGATTGCCCATGTCGAGGATGCTTAGATAGAGGTGAAGCATGTCACGGCAGCTGCGAACGCTACCAGAGTTGGAAGAAAGATTATGAACAAGCAAAAGAGACATACAGAATGGAGCATCAGCGGCCACCGTTCCCGAACGCGCTGGTCAAGTATGTGTACCGGCGGATGAAAGAGGGGCGGATGCGGAAGTGAAATGTGAAAAGTGCGGAGGTGAAAGTACTGTCTATATACACCGCAAAATGGAGAACAACAGCGTATACAGACGACGGAAGTGCAAAAAATGCGGCGAGAAGTGGACGACGATCGAGCTGACGACGGACTACATGAAGGGCGTGATCGCAGATCTGGCCCGGATTACGAATGATTTGAGGAAGAGGTGAGAACATGGCAACGAAAAAAGTGAGTGTTGAGATCCCGGAAATGCCGGCAGCAGTGGAGACAGCTGATCAGGAGCTGGGCGTCCGGCGGGTGCTGCTGACGGATGCGTACGGGCAGAAGTATGCAGCTTGTGGACATTGCAACGTGCGCCTGGTGAATGTAGAAGAACGTGTGAAGTGCACCTACTGCTGGCATTGTGGGAAGCGGGTGATCTGGAAGTGACGAAACAGGAGAGGCTCGAAAAGCTGCAGCAGCTGCTCAAGCGGTACCCGGCACAGAAAGGCCACCTGCTCGAAGTGGGAGAGTTCACCTATGGCCAGCCGATCGTCCACAGGTGGGACGATAAGACAAAGCTGAAGATCGGCAAGTTTTGCAGCATCGGCAGTAATGTGCAGATCTTCCTTGGCGGAGAACATCACACAGAGTGGCTGACGACTTATCCGTTTGACGTGCTGATGGGTGAAGGACAGACAAAGTCAAAAGGCGACGTAACTATCGGAAACGACGTATGGATCGGGAACGATGTGACAATTTTGAGCGGAGTGACGATTGGAGACGGTGCTGTGATTGGTGCCGGCAGCGTGGTGACGAAGAATGTGCCAGACTTCGCTATATACGGAGGTGCGCCGGCGAAGTTTATCAGATACCGTGCAGAGGGACATAATCTAAAATGGTGGCATCAGCTGCAGTGGTGGGACTGGCCACTGGAAAAGATAGCGGATGCGTATGAACTGCTCATTTCAAAAGATCTTCACGGCCTGATCAAATTAAGCGAGGAGTGGGATAAAAATGCCGAAGTTTAGCGTGATCGTGCCGGCACACAATGCGGAGGACTTTATCAGGAAGGGCCTGCACTCGATCAAGGCGCAGACGTTTAAGGATTACGAACTGATTGTCGTGTGCGACAGATGCACCGACCGGACGGCTGAGATCGCGCTGAACTATGCGGACAAGACGCTGATCCGGGACTTCGGCCTGGACGGTTTAAGCCGTAACGCTGGGATCGAGGCCGCAGAGGGTGAGTGGCTGCTGTTCATGGATCACGACGACTGGTTTTTGCATGAGTACGCTTTCCAGATGCTGGCGGATTTCCTGAACGCCAGGAAAAACGAACCGCTGGACGTGGTGCTGTTTAACTTCATTTGGAAGGGGCGGGGCTATGCTCAGCAGACACGATGCCGGTATGTGGCAGTCTGGAACAAGTGCTGGAGGAGGGAGTTCATCGGTGACACGCGGTTCCCTGCAAAGCCGCACTGGAGTGACGTTGATTTCAACCGGGACATGTTTGACAAGATGCCGATCTGCACGTCGATGGACCACGCACTGTACTATTACAACTACCTGAAAGAGGGGAGCATCAGCTGGCGGGCTGAGCAGGGCGAGATCGAGAAG